AAAGCTGTGCCTCCACCTGGAGCTACTAATGTAGTTGCAAATCTTGTTCTAGTTCCATTTGTTGATAAGAGTAAGCTCATAGAAGGAATGAAAGCTACAACACAACAAAAAACAGAGGAGGATATGATCAAAGCATATATTAAGCTATTTAAGAATCATACATCAACTCTTTCAGGAATAACTATTGGTATGGTACCATTAGTTGGAGTTCCAACGCCTATTCCATTTCCATGGATGGGTTTAAAATGTAGTATATAGTTAGGAGAACAGTTATGAAAATAAGTAACTTTAAAGCAATAATAAGAGAAGCAGTAAGAGAAGAGCTCAGAGCATCTTTACCAAAACTGCTTAAAGAACAGGCGGGGTTAAAATCCAAAAAGCCGCCAGCAAAGAGATCTGATTTTATGGAAGGCATAAGTCACGCGATGAGTCTTCAAGATCAAGTAAAAACGTCTAGAGTAAAGGATAGTAAAAAATATTCTAATACAATGTCCTTAACAGAAGCATTAGCAGACACAGCATCAGTTGGAAAAAGGATACCACAGGATGGATCGTATCCAACAATGGATAAGGTGTTCACTTCTGGTGATGTTCATCAAACAGCGGCATCTCCAGACGGTAGGCAAATAGATATGGATGGCGTTTCAGATGCAGTTATTAGTAATTTAACAAAAGATTATAGTCAACTTATGAAGAAAGTTGACGAAAAAACAGCAACAAGAAGAGTATAATAAATGCCAGGTCCTAATGAAACAATTGTGAATCCTATTGATGAAGATGAGAGATTTGTTGGTATAGCTTTACCATTAACAAATTCTAGGTTTGGATATTTTGCTCCAACTCAAACAACTAGAGAAGCAGCATTAACAAATTTAAAAAATCTAATTTTAACAATGAAGAAGGAAAGGCCTCTTCAACCGGAGTTTGGATGCGATATTCATAGTTTAATTTTTGAACCAATAGGAAGCGATATGGTAGTGCTAATAGATAGTGCTCTTAGAGATGCAATAGAAGAATGGTTACCATACATTACAGTAGAGAATGTAATTGTTAACCTAGACAATGCAGACATAGACAATAATAATATTAAAGTTACTCTTAAATATTCTATTAGCATGATGGCTGATTCATTAGATGAGTTGACATTCACCACCGCCGGTGGAACATTAGTGGAAGATGTGGGAGCATAGGAGATAAGTCATGGCAGACACCCAAGTTAAAAAGGAAGTAAGATATGTAAATAAAGATTTTGCGAGTTTTAGAACTAATTTAGTAAATTATGCAAAGGTTTATTTTCCAAATACATATAACGATTTTAATGAATCATCTCCAGGTATGATGTTCATTGAAATGGCTGCTTATGTTGGAGATGTTTTGTCATACTATATGGATTCTCAAATTAAAGAATTATTTATTCAGCACGCAGAAGAAAGAAAAAATGTTGTAAACTTAGCCGAAACTTTAGGATATAAACCTAGACAATCCTTTGCAGCTTCTACTACATTAGATGTTTTTCAATTAGTTCCATCGACAGGAACAGGAGAAGACAATAAACCAGACTATACATACGCGCTAATAATAAATGAAGGAATGCAGGCTTCATCTACTATTGATGATAGCGTTGTATTTAGGAGTGATGAGTTAGTTAATTTTAATTTTTCAAGTTCAAACGATCCGACTGATGTTTCAATATATGAGAGAGACGGTGGAACAGGTGAACCAACATATTATTTATTAAAAAAATCAGTTAAGGCTAGTTCAGGTGTTGTTGCTAGCGAAACTTTTACAGTTGGAGATCCGCAAAAATATTTAAGAGTAGCATTAAACAATACAAAAATTTTAAAAATAATTGGTGTAGTAGATTCAGACGATAACAAGTGGTATGAGGTTCCATATTTAGCGCAAGATACTGTGTTTATAGAAACTAGAAATACTGCAGAATCTGATCCACAATTAGCTCAATATAATGATACTACTCCATATTTGTTAAGATTAAAAAAGACGGCTAGACGGTATAGAACTAGAATTAGAGGTGACAATAGATTAGAGTTGCAGTTTGGTGCAGGAATTTCTTCAAACCCGGATGAGATACTTGTTCCAAATCCGGATTTAGTCGGTTCTAGTTTACCTGGTGGACGATCTTATTTAGATGTATCTATAGACCCATCAAATTTTCTATATACAAAAGCATATGGACAAATACCACAAAACACAACTTTAACAGTAAAATATTTAACAGGTGGTGGATTAGGAGATAATGTTGCACAAGGAGATCTAACCACAATTGCAAGCATATCTTCAGCATACGATAATGATGCTGGAGTATCTACATCGATTAGTAATGTTGTTAAGGGGTCTGTCGCCGTTAATAATAAAGAAGCAGGTGTTGGTGGAAAAGGAGCAGAAGCTATTGTTGAAATACGAAATAATGCCCTAGCACATTTTTCAGCCCAAAATAGAGCAGTAACAATGGAGGATTATCTAATTAGAATATATTCACTACCAGAAAAATTTGGTAGAATTGATAAGGCATACATAGTTCAAGATGAACAATTAAATAAGTCAAAACTTTTACATCCCGTTACTAGTGAGGATGGATCTTCTGTTTTACCAACAAGTCAATCAGAGACAATTAAAAATCCATTGGCTTTAAATTGTTATGTGTTAGGATTAAATTCTGTTGGAAGTCTTACAGTTTTAAATACGGCTATTAAGCAAAACTTAAAAACATATATAGGTCAATATAGAATATTGACAGATGCCGTTAACATTAAGGATGGATATATAATTAATATTGGAGTAAATTTTGAAATTATAGTTTTAAAGGGATTTATTAAACGAGAAGTATTATTGTCGTGTGTAGATAAAGTTAAGAATCATTTTGCTTTATCTAATTGGCAGTTTAATCAACCAATAGTTTTATCAGATATTTATACTGAATTAGCAATTATAGATGGTGTACAATCTGTAGTAGATGTAGAAGTAGTGAATAATTGGGATTCTGATCTTGGATATTCAGGAAATGTTTATGATATAGAGGAAGCTACAAAAAACGACATTATTTACCCATCTATGGATCCATCTGTTTTTGAAGTAAAGCTTCCAGATAGTGACATTAAAGGTAAGGTAACGGCAACGTAGGAGAAATAACGTGTTCTATTCTATATATCCAGACAAAGATGCAACATTATATGAGGTTAGTGAGAGTCAAAACACAGGTTTAGACGAAATTTTAGAGCTTCAAAATACTATTGCAATTGCACAAGGAACATCGGTTCCATATAATTCTAGAATATTTGTAAATTTTGATATAACAGCCGTTTCAAAGTCTATAGTAGATGGTGAAATAAATTCAAATGCTAAATTTTATTTAAGATTATATACAACTAAGGCTGAAGAAATTCCAATTTCGTATTCCTTAGAGACTTATCCTGTTAGTGAGAGTTGGGAAATGGGAACAGGCAAATACTACAATTTTCCAAAAACAACAGAGGGAGTTAGTTGGAAATATAGAGATGGCCAAAAGGCTGGGAATGCTTGGACCACATCCTCTTTTGCTGCCGGCACAAACGGCGGTTCAGTAACAGTAGATGGAGGTGGAACATGGTATACAGTATCTGGGTCCGCACAGCAAGATTTTAATTATTCAGAAACCGATGTTAATCTAGACGTTACTACAATAGTAAAAAATTGGATGACCGGATCTTCAGGAGATAGAATAGATAATTATGGATTTGTTATTAAGAGAGTTAATCTAGATGAGGTAAATGTTAATTCTGGTTCACAAGGGTCATTACAGTTTTTCTCTAGAGACACACATACAGTATATCCTCCTAGATTAGATGCAGCATGGGACGATTCAGCATTCGCTACAGGATCACTAAGTGAATTAACCGCTAGCGAAAAAGTTGTACATTTTAGGGGGTCTAAACATAAATATCCTTCTGGATCAAGAGTAAGATTTAGGTTGCGTGGTAGAGAACGGTTTCCACAAAAATCTTATGTTACTACAGCAGCATACACCACTAGTAATTATTTTCTACCTACTAGTTCATATTATTCTATTAAGGATGCTCACACTGAAGATGTAGTGGTTGACTTCGATGATAATTATACAAAAATTAGTTGTGATGCAACCGGAAACTTTTTTGATGTGTGGATGGATGGTATGCAGCCAGAACGATATTATAGATTTATATTAAAGGTTAAACAGGATACACTGATAGAATATTTCGATAACGATTATTTATTTAAAGTGGTGAGATAAAATGGCTAGAGGTGGCTTAAAAAAAAGGGATAGCCGACGAAGAAAAACTAGAAGCTCGAATCCAGAGCTAGTTCGTTCTGGCACAAATATAAAAGATCCAACTCTTTTAGATTCTATAAAGGGTGGAATATTAGATCCAGATATTGCTATTCAAAATACAGTTTTAGATATTTCTGGCAGCGTTCCAACCGAGAGAAACGGATATGGTGACGTTATTGCTATGTATGGTGTGGAATCAATAACTTCTCTAATAGACGCAGCCCTAACAAAAACTAAATATGAGAATGAAACATTCGAAAAAGTATTGGATACTAGTATATCAGAACTACTTCCATCGGGCGGTGGGTTAAGTTTAAAAGAATTCTTTGCACACTATGAAGCATTAAAAGAAAGTTTTCCTGCATATTCAGCAGCTTCATCCCACGAATATCTATATAGTTCAAGTTTAGAACATTTAATAGAGGCTTCTGGTGGTCCAGAAGCAGGTCTAGAGTCAGAAGAATTAGTTGAACCAACAATTGACGAACAACCATTTGGTCCAAGAGTTGTTGCAGAAGAAAGTTTAGT